GGTGGTCACATTGGCTGTGACCGTTTTGAATATGTTAATTGCGACTGCCATGAGTGGTTAACCTTCTAATGCTAATATGTATGGAGTCATCAGGGCAAACATGCTTCGGTTAAAGCTGTCACCATTGATAATTCCTGTTGCTTGATTGATGACCAAGTTGGCACCAATTTTGAAATTGCCCTTGTGATCTGTGCTGGTAAATGTTACTCTACCACCGTCGGCCTGCGTAACTTCGTTGGCTTCAATCGGTATACCACCGTATTGAGGCAGGGCCGTTGCTGGATTGGTTCCTGCACCCACATATTCAAATGTGTGTGCGCTGGCAATGATAGCACTACGTTGGTAAAACCTGACTGTGGTATTGCCAGCCAAAGTGCCTGCATACACTTCTTGTACTGTAACTTGCCAGGTCAAGCTGTCAATTTCAACCACTGTGTCAATGCCGTAGTAGTTGGCATCGCCGTCAATGGTCATGGTCTGATTGACTTTGGGCTGGCTGGCCAGATCTCTAATTAGAAATACTCCAGCTATACTGGTTCCAAAAGTAGTACCCGATAACGCTTCAGGGCCTTTGCCAATGGCTTTTAATCCGTAGTTGCCAATGCTGTTGTCGCTGCCGTTTAAGGTAATAAACGAACCACTTTCAGCCAAGACGCCCACATCAGTAGCAATGGTGTAGATATTGACAGCTTGACTATAGGCCCGATTGACCAGGTGCACACCTTTGCCGCTTCGATTAATGATAGTAAAGAAGCCCAGGATCATGGCCTTGGTACTGATTGAGCTGACTGCGCTTCCGTCAATTTTGACTGCGGTAGCAGTGTTTGCAGTGGTTGTGCTGGTCACGTTTTGAATATATGGACTCACAAACACGTTTTGAGTGGTGGTAGCTGGATCATATGCAAATCCATTGGCGGCGTAATCTTTGATTGTGATACCCCAAACATAACTGGCATTTTTTACATAAAACAAGTCGCTAGCAGGAGTTTGAGGAATAATAGTAACAGCTCTCAAGTCGTCGCCTTTGAGACTGACTCCAGCTGGTATAGTCACTGGGTTATTTTCAGTATATGTACCAGGTGCAACAAATACCGAACTGCCCTGAGTTGCTGCTGTTAAAGCTGATTTGATTGTTAATTTGGGTGCGTTTATTGTACCGCTGTTGCTGTCGTTGCCATTTTTAGCAACATACAGTATGTTGGCAACTCCGCTTACACTGGGAACAAACGGTGTTCCATCAATACGATACAGTCCGTCGGTGTATACTGTGGAGGCTACCACATTTCCCGTTACACCAACCCCGCCTGCTACTACCAGTGCACCTGTGGTTGTACTGGTACTAGCAGTGTTGCTGGTGATGCTGATTGCTCTGCTGGTTGTATTTCCTTGCTGTACCACAGTGTCCAAGCTGACGTTGCTGATAAAAGCACTGACGTTAGAAACTGTTCTAATTGTGTTGTCAGAGTGTTTGGTGTACAACACTCCATCGGCAGTGTTGACTGCCAATTCACCTACTTCAAGGTCGTTGGCATCAGGTACCCGTCCAGGAACCGAACTGCGCTTTAATTTAATCGTATTTGCCATAGTAATGGGTGTCTCTCAAAAAGCTATATAGCCAGACTATAAAACGAAACTAGGAGAACACAAAGTTCTCCTAGTCGTTAGATATGAACTTCAATACTATTATTTAGTCTTTAATAAGTACCGCCGTCGATTGTGTCAACCGTGTTTAAAACTTCGTTGTTATTTTTAAAAATTGTTCCAGCTACACGTATGTTTGTTTGAACTTGTAAGTTGGCTGCAAAACTAACATCACCGGCAACATGTAAAGCACCGGTATTGTATGTGCCTTGTGTATATGCTGTTGTACCTGCCAACGCAACAGTTTGACCCGAAATATTATCTACCGACAATGTGTTAGTAGATTCGTTGTAGGTCAGGGCAGCTTCACCTTTGAACGTGCCACCTGTGCCACCATAGACCAACTGTGTTGCACTGACGCTAGAGCTAGTTACTCCAGATAGGCTGGTAGTTCCGTCAATTGTTAGATTACCAACCGTTACATTGCCACCAAAGTTTAAATCTGTACCTTTTAATGTCTTGTTGACGTTCCAGCTGTCGTCGGCACTGGCATAGCTAAATGTAGCACTGGTAGTAGGACCTTTGACCGTTATACCTGCGCCGTTGGCTTGAGCAGCACTAGCAGCGTCTTTGGCCAATTCAATATTCAAATCACCAACTGAAACAGTTGTACTGTTGACTGTGGTAGTTGACCCTTGAACTGTCAAATTACCAGAAATTACTGCATCACCAGATACAGTAACACTGGCAGAAGTAATGTCATTGCTGAATAATGTGCCCTGTACATTAACGTTGCCCGATGTGTCAACGTCGGTAAAATTACCCGCTGCTCTTGAACTGGCTCCAATGGCGGTACCGTCTATAGAACCACCTGTGATTGCCACTGCATTGGCATTCTGGCTTGCCATTGTGCCCAAGTTTGCCGCAGCCGAAAATGCCTCTGTTGTAACACTGGTTACTCGACCTTTGCTGTCAACAGTGACTCTGGGAACATTGACAACACCGGATGCCACACCACCATATGTACCTGCACTGACTGCGGTATTGGCCAGTGTTACAGTAATACTGGTTTTACCAGATCCGGTTGCATCACCACTTAGCGATACAGTATCGTTTTCTGTCAAGTCAACGATACTAGCAGATCCGTCGTTTTTCTTGGCATATAATCTACCACCGTATGTGTTTATTGCCAATTCGCCCAGATCCAGATCACCAGTTACTGGAACTCTGTCCTGAACGCTGGTCCTTTTGATTATAATTTTATTTGCCATTTTAAGAAAAACTCCTGTTTATATATTTAACTTATTTTTTAAAAAGTACCACCATCTAAAAATCCACCTTCGCCCAAGGTCTTGTTCCATTCAGACCAGTTGCCTAAAGTTAACTTGGTCCTGATGTATTCTGAGCCGTATGTGCTGCCTACATCATAGGGTTGATATTTTTGCACTATAATATCGCCACTGGTAAACACAGTTAATAACCCAATTGTTGATGTTTCTGTAGGGGTACCCGAGGTACCAGACCAACTTTGCCTATTTACAAAATACAATCCCAGGCGGTTGTTTTGATCCCAGTTACTGGGATCGGTGCCTTGACTGGTAAATCCTGAATAAGGTAAATCATTCCAGCGACCAATGCCATTGCCTATTTTCAGGCGACCAGTATCCAGCTCCAGCAGAAGTTCGCCCTGTGCTAGAACAGGGTTAACCGAAGACCATTCTGCTGCTGTTCCGCGTCTTAACTGTATCTGAATCGCCATAATTATTCCGTTATTCTCTATTTATCCTATTTAAATCATCACTACTCCGCCGCCATCAATAGACGGTACTCCGCCAAATACTGATGTAGGCGATCCACCGTCCAAGTTTATGTACGGGTCTGCGGTGATTGTTAATGCTTTAGGAACAGAGTTTGCATTTGTTTCTAGTATTATTCCTCTACCAGCAACTATCTGAATAGTGTCCAAGCCGCTGGCAATCAGTGTTTCTTGTCCTTCGACTTCCCAAAATTTGAATGTGCTGTTCATACCAATCTTGGCAATACCATTGCCCAAATTGGTCACATCAAATCCGCTGTCTTCATCGAATCTCAATGTGGAAACACTGGATACGGTGTTGGCTACGTTTCCGCCTATCTTCAACAGATCAACAGTGAGTGCTGTTATTGCGTTGCCACTCAGGTCAAAATATCCATTGGCATAAATGCTGTCAGCAGTAACACTGGTGTTGACTGTTAAACTAGATAAATTACCAACTTTGGTAATGTTTGGTTGAGTACTTCCAGTTACTATATTTGCAAAATTTGCATTTAGGTTGACAACTTCTGTGCGAGATGCAACTTGTAAAGGAGCAAAACCGTTGATTTCGGTTGAAATAAGCTTACGAGCACGTATATCACCGTAGTCGCCAACAAAAGTGCCGTTTACTTCATACCCTTCTTCGTAAAAAGTAAAAGTGCCGGTTTCGTTACTCCAACCAAAAAATGCTGTTCTAGGCTGGCCTTTGTAGTAAGCTATCTTTACACCAATGTCTCGTCCGTCATCGGTGATCAGCGGTTCGCCATCTTCACTGGTGTGTAATTCTAATATGCTGTCAGCGTAGGTTACTTCTCTGCTGTTGACTACAAAGGTGTTGCCCTGCACTGTCAGATTGCCAAATACGCCCAAGTTACCACGAACTGTGGACTCGGTTCCTGCAACATTTAAATTACCGCCAATGCCAACACCGCCTGCTACTATAAATGCACCAGTAGTAGAATTGAAAGAAGGATCAGTGTTTGCAAAGTTGACAGTATGATAAACAATATCCTGTATTGTACCAGTTGCGCCTATACTTCCTGTATATCCGCGACTGCCAGTAAAACCTTGAATTCCTTGATCGCCTGTTAACCCTCTGGGACCAGTGGCGCCTTCTACACCGGTTGCACCCTGCAAGCCAGTGGGGCCCCGGGATCCGGTTGCACCAGTTGCACCACCTGGATCACCAGCATCACCTTTGAGTCCGGTTGCACCTCGGCTACCAACAAAACCAATTGGACCTGTTGAGCCTTCAAGGCCAGATATACCACGTGGCCCTGTTGCGCCAGTTGACCCGTCAACTCCGTCGGTGCCTGTGAAACCACGCGGGCCTGTGGCACCCTGAATACCTGCTGCGCCTGTTATACCACGTGGACCTGTTGCTCCAGTTGATCCGTCAACACCATCTGTACCAGTAAAACCTCTTGGGCCTGTGGCACCTGTGCTACCTGCTTCACCTGTTGTACCACGAGCGCCAGTTGCGCCGTCTGCGCCGTCTGCTCCATCTGAGCCAGCTGATCCACGAATTCCAGTGGCACCCGGTGGGCCTGCTTCGCCTGTTGTACCACGTGGACCTGTTGCTCCAGTTGACCCATCAGCTCCGTCGGTACCTGCATTTCCTTGACTACCGGTTGCACCCTGTGGGCCTGCTTCACCTGTTATACCACGTGGACCTGTTGCTCCAGTTGACCCATCAGCTCCGTCGGTACCAGTAAATCCACGAATTCCAGTAGCACCCTGGGGGCCCGCTTCACCAACTGTACCACGTGGACCTGTTGCTCCAGTTGACCCATCGGCTCCGTTGGTACCTGCATTTCCCTGACTACCAGTGGCCCCCTGCGGTCCTGCTTCACCTGTTATACCACGTGGTCCTGTTGCACCGGCTGCGCCGTCAACACCGTCTGTACCAGTAAAACCACGCGGACCTGTGGCACCTTGGGACCCTGCTTCACCTGTTATACCTCTTGGTCCTGTTGCACCGGCTGCGCCGTCAACACCATCTGTACCAGTAAAACCACGCGGACCTGTTGCGCCCGGTGGACCTGCTTCGCCTGTTGTACCACGTGGACCAGTAGCACCAGATGCGCCATCTGAGCCTGCAGTTCCTGGCAATCCTTGGCTACCACGACTTCCTGTGTAACCCAACGGACCCAGGCCGCCTGTTAATCCTATGCTACCTGTAAATCCACGAACTCCTGGTGCGCCAGTTGCGCCATCGTTACCAGTTTCTCCGCTTGGTCCTGTTGCTCCTGTAGGACCTTGTGCACCTGTTGCACCCATTGCACCATATGGTGCTCCGTTGGCATAAAAAATAGTATCAGTGTAAACGCTTTCAAGATGTGCAGCACCGGAAACACCAATGCCTCCTGCAACAACCAAAGCGCCAGTTGTGGTACTGACCGCATTTACATTGCCAGAAACAATCAATCCACCTGTTTCTATGTCCCCAAGGTTGCCGCTGACAACACCACCGTTGCTTACAGTAGCGTCGGAATAATATGTTAATCTTCCGGTAGAGTTGTCCCAAATCAAAAATGCAGTTTGGGCTCCAGTACTGCTTTTGTAATAATTAAACGCTACACCAATGTCTCTGCCGTCGTCAACGGTGAGTATGTTTCCATTGGTATGCAACTGTATCAGCGAATCATCAACTGTTGAATCCTGTGCATTTACTGTGTTTAGTGTGCCAGACAGAACCAAATTACCAGTTACTGTCAGGTCTATAGCAGTTAGTGCATTCTGAATACCAACTTGAGTAATATTTGGCTGCGACGAAGTCTGTATTGTTCCAGTAATACTGGATCCAATGATGTTGTCAACATGTAAATTACCTGCTATGCCAACACCACCCGAGACCTTTAATGCTCCTGTTGTAGTTGACGTGCTAGTACCAGCATTGGTAATACTTAGAGTCGTGCCTAGAACAGTAGCAGTAACATTGCTACCATTTGCAAAGTTTTGTAGAACTGGCGGTTGTCGTAAGTATCTGATAGTCATGTTAACTCATGATCTCATATGAAATAACATACTGCAATACTCCTGCTGCGGATGCAGATACTCGTATTGAGTCACCTTCTTCAAGATAAATGCTGGTATCTTTGGCAATTGCAACCAATGAATTACCAATTGGTACTGGAACTCCACTGGCTATTTTGTAACTGATAGAATTTCTATACAGGTCAATTGTGGCCACGCTGTCCGACACTCCCAAATTGGTAATGTACAGCACATTGACCCTATAGGCCTGAGAACTGTTTATAGGATTTGTCAAAATTGCCGACATTGACGCAGACACCCATTCGGCTTTGGTTTTTCCTATAATAGAAGTTGTAGTTATTAAATTGGGTGCTGCCATCTTGTATCCAGTATTTTATGCAAAGTCAAGCAATATTTGCTCGTTTATATATTTATGTGTTGTGTATCTTGTATCATAATGCCCCAGGGATTGTAAATCTAAATTACACCATAGTTTACCCAAGAACTTTCTTGGCCGGTTACTCCAGTGGCGCCAGGTTGTGATCCCACTTGTAATGTGTAATACATCGTTGTTGGGATAGAAATAACTGGTTTTAATTGTACTTGAAAAGTTCCTCTTGTTCCAATTGAAGTTGTTGTTGAAATTGTAAAAGATCCAGAAGTGGCAACAAAGTCACTGAGTGGAGTTTCAGGAGACGTGCCGCCACCAATATTGGGAGCACCTGACAAAATTTTCCAATACAAAAGTTGCCCAATTGGGCCATCAGTAACAACAGTATATTGCTTAGATTCACCAGCAATATGATCGCCACTTGCAGCACCAATTAAAATAGAAGTCAACACCGGTGGTGGAGGTGGTGGAGGTGGTGGAGAAGCTGGAGTTTGACTTGTATCATTGATAATGATTGTAGAGCTTGTTGCCAATGTTGTACCGGTGGTACTGGTACTATGCAGTGTTACAGTAAATGGTTCCGGACCTTCAGTGGTGGTGTCAGCAGTTGGCGTAACGCTAAATGATCCAGAATTACCAGTAATTGTCAATGAGCCGCTGGTTGTACCAAAATCTCCAGAGTTTGTTGCAGCAATACTCCAATAATACGTGCCGTCGATAATATTTGTGCCGCCCACATTAATTGTTAAGCTGCTTCCTTCATTGACGCTAATTGCTGCCGGAGTCAGAGTATAAGTTGGTGGTGGTGGTGGTGCATCTATTAGACCAACAGTTGCCTTTGTGACTACTCTGGTATCAGTTTCTAAAACTTTAAGGGTTAAGAATTCTTCGCTTTCAATGATAGTGTCGTTGATAATTGGGCCCACTCTAACCACATAAACAAGCTCTGTCATCATAACAGGAGTTCGTTCTGAAATAACTGTAAACGAAGACACAGCCGCGTTGGCCAAACTAGCATATGACAACACATCAATATAATCCTGCCCGGCACTTACTGTTCCTTCAGTACTGAATACAACTTTAATGTTGGCTGTTGTTGTGCTAACTACCCATTCAAAATATGGTGCCAATTCATTTACTCTCAGGTTTCTGGGTACAATTGTTATGCGACTTGTTGGTGGTGGTGGTTTGGTACCACCAATCACCTCAACATATATACCTTTTGTCATACCAGCCTGTCCATGTTGGCTTAACAATGTGTAACTGAAACTGTCAAGTCCTGCATAATCAGGAAACGGAACATACACAATAGATGTACGGTCATTGCTTATTTTGGCATACCCGTGCTGAGGTTGTGATATCACCACAGGCTCTGCAAAATGGCTTGCGCCAACTCTTTTGTTTAAACCAGAATTAAATACATTTGCAGAAGCAAGAACCTGTGTGGTCATTGTAACACTGTTGGCTTGCTTTGGTGCATTGTTTCCAGTGGCTGCTACACCAAACGTGGTATTTAAATCAGAAGCAAAGTCGTAGCCTGCTGCATATCGTGCCGGATTGAATCGTTGTCGATAATACTCAATGCTTTGCAGATTGGTAAAATCAACCTGAACTGAATTTCTAGGCATGAGATAAGTGTTATCACTGACCACAGTGACTACTCCACTGAGGGGCCTGGTAAATATCAATCTGTTGTCATGAGTAATTTTAAATGTATCAGGTGCTGCGGCAAAGTCCAGTTTGTTGTATCGAGCATTGACCATCCTGGTTCCATTGACTGGTGGAACATTTGATACAATATCATAACTAGCACTAGGGCGCATCAGCTGTATTTCATTTAACTCATCTAAGTATTCTGGACGTGGAGGGTGTATATCCACAGGGAACGGCATACCATTGGGTGCCAATTCAAATTCTATTTCGCTATAGGTGTCTGTTGGATCCAGTATTCGTCGTCGGTTGAATTCAGTTGTCTCTCTTTCATTGTATGCATTTCTAGTATGCCATACCAATCGTCCGCTCATTGTACTAATCGATGCTGCAACACTTTTCTTGTCAAGGGATCTAGGGTTTCGTGGGGATCTGGTTGACCAAACTACTATTCCAGAACTGGTTTTTATTCTAGCAGCTACTCCTGGGCGGAATACCAAGGGTAGATCACTGTCAAAACCGGACTTGACGCTAATAATATACCATCCTTGGGACAACGATCTGAAACCACTGAATGATGTTAATGCATTTGCCTCTCTTGTATTTGTGTCTGTTGTATCATATGGGTTAGTTGATACCAAATTGGTAAACTGTGTTTCTGACAGACTTGTATCAGAATTATCTTGATTTGTATACGATGAATCCAGTTTAAAAAATCTAACAGAAGCTTCCGTGGATACTGAAACTTCGGTGGTATATATGTCGTTGTTGGGCAGGTACACTTCCCATTGCTGATTTGTGTCTCCTTCAATACAGTAGTTTTGGATCAATGAACTCCAATTTGAAATTGGCCTAAGTATTTGTAAATTAATGGCATCATAATATATAGGTGCTAGGATTCGATCTCTTTCATTTTCAGCATATATCCTTACATTGTACCAACCGCATCTGAGAATCAAATATACTGCTTCAGCAACGGTTCCGTACCCTTTGCACTTTTCTTCTGCAGAAACAATTCTTTCATATGGAATTGTTGTACGGTCTATTGTTAAATCAAGGTACGCAGTGTTGTCTGCACTCAATTCAAATTTGTAATTGCCGCCAGCTGGAATAAAAACTTGCCAAGTATAGTAGTTGCCCGACCATGTAACTTGATTACCAATTCCTTTTAGTTCCAAGAATACATTTTGTAAACCAGTCGGTGGTGCTGGATCCCAGTCTCCGACTCCTAACACTATGATAGATTTATCAGTGAAAGTCTGATCCAGCACAAGAGACCCACTTGCTGTAGCTGTTGTACGGCTTGCAAATTGACGTTCGTACAGTACGTTAGGGGCAGTAACTGTTGGATATCTTCTTATATCCCATTGCCAGTAACCAATCTTGATATTTTTTTCTGCTGTAAATCTAGACCTCCAATTGATTTCTGTACCTGGTGCTCCCCTAAACAAGTCTGCCATGGTTGAATAAATTCCATAAGTCAACAACTCGTTCTGCGTTACAGCACTTCCAATGATAACTATATCAGCGTCTGGCTTGGTGCCGTAATCAGGGACAAAATTTTCTAGCATGGGTGCCACACCCACATAAAACGGAATATCAGTTAACTCAAGATAGTTTTTGGTTATATTGAAATCAATTGCACCAAATCCCACATCCCATAACCTGACATCAATTATGTAACCTGTGAATTGTTGACCCTCACCTGGCCTATTGCCAATGACTACAGGATTATTACTTGGCGAATTTACTCGGTCAAGCCCGGTTTCGATGTGCATCAATAAACCGTTTACATAAAGATAAAATGTATCTTTGTCTACTACCCATGCAATATGCGATCGAGTGTTCCATGGTATATTTACATTGGTATAATACCAGCCGCCGCCTGGGAGACTTGTGTCTGTACCCGCTCCCCAATCCAGCGCAACCATTATGTTTCCATCAGTATTCAATGCCATCTCGTATTCAGAATCTTTGTTGATGATCATTCCGCCATTGCCGCCTTCCAAAGGCCAGACAACTGCTTCAATTGTAAATGGTTGTGCTACATCGGTTGTTAATTGCAATTTTGGTACACTGGATGTAGACACATAACTTATTCCTTGAATTCCAAATTGCATACTTGTGTCTGCACAGTCTGGTGTTTCTACTACCAGTGTGTTGACATAAGTTATATCTGCTGCAATTGGTTCAATGATTTCTTTGATTTCTCCTGACTGCATAACAAACCATCTGGCAATAGGTTTAACTCCTCCGGTGTTTAGCATTCCGTCTGACTTGATAGTATTGGTATCTGCATCTCCCAAAAACTCCACATCTGCAGTTCTCAGTACATCAACTACATCAGCTGATAATTCTTCTTCCCATATGCTGTAAGTGTTTAACAGTGTTGACCAATTTGGATTGGTTCCGCCGTGTTTGTAATATTTTCGGTCAGGAAATTCAACTTGAGTAGTATCAACAATCAGATTTGCAACTGTGTCAGGATACCCATCAACTATTCCATTGTATGCTTCAAGACCATTTCCAGGCCCTTGCCCTGGAACTCCAACCAATATATACGACGATCTGTATTTAAAATTGACAGAACTGTAAATATCAACGCTTGCTCCACAACGATACATTGCATCCAACAATCGTTGGGTCAATCTGTTGGCTTGAGGTTCGTCATAGGTTGTGATTACAACTATGTAATCACTATTGGTTTCATTGAGATCGTTGGCCAGCTGATTTGCTTGTTCTACGTCACCGAACACATCGTAATTTTTGTTGTATACAATTCTGCCACTATCTCTTTTTATTTTTGTAAGATTGTAACTGCGACCAGTATCGACTAATTTTTCACTTGTGTCACCATTCCATATTCCAGCTGTCAGGATTCCCTTGGTGTCAAGCAGCCCGCGAGACACTGCTCGGTAAGATACATTATCTCTATGATATACTTCTACCCAGCTGTGTGACTTGGGTTTAAAATCTAGTTGTACCCAATTTTGTTCTTCCATCACATGTTTTTCTTGATAATCTTTTCTTAAAAACTTATGATGAATTTCAGACTCTACTCCCAAGTGTTTTATTATGGCTTTATTGATGGCACTGGCCAAACACAAGTCAACCAGTTCCACGTAACCAAGTTGTCTAGGATGTACGCCGTCGGGCAATTCGCCTAACCATCTGCTTATTTTGTGAGCATCTGCAATTATATCTTGGTAATCGGTGGCCACACGGCGCATGGCCTCTGCATACTCAGTTGTGTTGATGCCCCTGACCACAGTTGGAGTTTGCCACACCATGACTGTGCCTGCCGGCAACTTTTCTCTAAGTTCACGCAAGTTGGATTCGTACTCTGCTACAGGCACATCATAACGAGCATCGTTCATGCCATGATTGATTACTACAACGTTTGCTTCTTGATAATCGGGCCACGGTCCGTTTACTCCGTCGTTGCCATCTAATAGCTCACCGGAAGTACTAAAACCCGACGACCGAGAGGTAACAACAAGTTTATACTGTGGTAAAAACGTTTCGATCAGTCGAGCCGGAGGTTGCGGAACTCGACCTTTTATATTTTTTGAGCTGCAACCGCAGGGATCGTCTTCTAGGTCTGGATCACTGCCGCACATGATACTGTCGCCATACAATTCAACATAAACAAGATCAGACAGCTGATGTGCTACGCCGGTTACTTCTATAGCAAGATCGGTTGTAGTCGGGACAATGACACGATGATTGGGTACCAGTAACACTAATTAGCCTCCGCGTATATACCATGTGACAGGGAATATTCTTCCTTTCCTAGGAACACAAAAGTGGCGATCTTTGAAATAAATTCTGTAATTCCAGAAATCAGTTCCTGGAATTTGTAATATCCCTGCATTGTAGTATTTAACCTTCTCATCTTCGGCGTCATTGTCGTTGTAAAAGCCGCCAGGCTGGTATATGTATTCTTTGGTATACAACACCAACGGCGTGTATGCTCGAGTATAATTGTTGGCATTGAAATCTCTCAAATTCCATTTGTCATTAAACTGCCCTTGATCTGCCCAGTAATGTATATAAGTACTAACTGCGCCCACGCTAGGAATAGAGTCTTCCATGGTCCAAATAATATCTTGGAACAACACAGGATCAAAAGGAATAAGTTGGTCTGGTACTATATCCAACATCACAGTCAACGGAATCAGTATTTGTAACGGCTGATTCAATAGCGGATCAAAAGGAATAAAGTACACTGGTGGAAGATCTCTCAGCGGGATAAACGGAATATTCAGAACTGTAAATGCTTTTACCAATGGTAACATAACTGCCATTAATTCAGTAAACATTGCTGTTGTTGTCGTTACCGGTATCAGTGACTCAGTTGAACGTTCCGGTAACTCTGCTCTATCGGCTGATGATATAATCAAATTGATGTAATCTTTTTCTGCATCAATAGGATTAAAGTGTTCAACTTGAGGAAAGATTTTATCAAATTCAAATTGCGGCACATCTGTCCAACTTTGTTTTAATTCCCCGGACCCTATTGTAAACACCAATTCAGTTTTCGACAGGTCCATCAACAGAGTATTGCTAAAATTAAAAAATGTATAGTCAGCTTCGTGCAAACTTTGAACATTTGATCGAAATTCGCTAACAAGTTTTTCCCGTAATGATCTTATACGATTAGTTATTTCTTGTATTTTTGCAAAGGTAGATAACTCATGTCGGCTTTTAAAACTTGTAGCAATTTGTTCATGCAGACTATTATTAATCGACGAAAATTCCGAATGCCTGTCAAGTATTAGAAACTCAAGTTTGCTGCTAAAAATTTGAATCAACTTTTCAAGGTCTGCTTGTGTTGCTGTAGACAAATAATTAAAAGACTCCTCCCAGCTGGCAATTTGCGAAGCCAGCACACCATAATTTCCAACAATGCCGGACATTGCCTCAGGTGGATCAATCAAATTAAAAGTGTAAAGATTCTCTATGTCTTCTTCAAGACTTGATTCAACAAATGATACAATTTCTTCAAGAATAAAAATAAATTTAGTATCAATGTAACTAAACAACTCAATTAGTCGAGCAGCAGTTTCAACTGTCAATATTGAATAATTGGCCAGCAAGTCCGAATCAATTGAAGTCAATGAAAAAGTAGAACCGTACCCCACTATTCCATTAATCTCAGAAATGTATAATTCCGTATGATTGGAGGAAACGCTGTCCTGAATTTTGCCAGTAGAAAATGTCGCCGAATCAATTGAGTCTTCGCGTATGCTATCTATCAAATTATAAGCACCAGCATCAACATATTGGTGAGTAATTGAACTTATTTTGATATAGTTAGGTTCTAAGAAATTTTGATATATCCGATCTATTAGTAATACTGATAGATCGCTGCCAGCAACTCGCGACGATATTGCAAAAAGATTGTATGTGCCAACTCTTACAAACTCTTCAAGAATTCTGTCAGACGCAAAAGTAGTAGGTCGACTTGCCAATGGCAGAATTTCACCTAGCTCAAACATGGTAGGCAGAGTATTGTTAGGTGTTAATGCAAAATCAAAACTGTTAAATGTACTAGCAAACTGTGCGTCTAACTTGGCTGTTGATATATTATTTTGTAGAAGGTCCCCGCCAGATATTATTTTGTTGTCAACATTCCATTGACCGACTGGAAGATATATATTGCTATCAGCTGCTGAATCAAATTCAACTTGATAAATTACAACATTGCTTTGAAAGTAGTCAATAAAACTTCTGCGTATTGAGATATTTGACCCAATTGGAACATTGGCAACATAATTACCAAGTCGAGTTCCATTGATCACAAAATCAGTCTGTACATCCCCAATATAAAGATTTGCTGTTGTGATACCAGACGCCGCAGTTAATACAATATTGGCTGTTTCATAGCCTGTTAGTTCTTCAACATACGGTGCAGCAACATTACTAAAAATATAATAATAATTGTCAGTGTAAGGATGTATCAATGTATCAAATGTCAATTGATCAACCAACTGCGGACCTGAAGTTTTGGCTGTTGCAATGATGGCATTGTTTTGTCCAATCAATACAATGTCCCTGGTGTCTGCTGCCACTGCAGATGTCAGAATACCAGTGATAGTCAATTGGTCGCCTACAAATAAATCGTAAGTATTTCCAGATTGAAGAGTAATATTGTTGCCTGCCCTGGTAACAATATATTCAAACTCCGGAAATAACGAAAGTCCATATCTATACAGATCGGGAACATAATAGTTGTCACTTGCCGGAACTGTTAGTGTTACAGACACTAGAACATTTGTAATAAGATTGTCAAATAGAAAATTGTGACGAGTTAGTGTGTTGATTGCAGCACTGGCCATCATCGGGATAGGAAATTGACTGGTACCAAGACTCAATATAGGAGCAATTGCTCTCAATGCTCGATTAAACGGAGTTGTCAATTGAATCAGATCGTTTTTCTTGATAGGTTTATCAATGGTATATTTGCTACCATTCAAGTGCAACTGCCCGTACGATGCTGCCAGGTACACATTGGATTGTGGTGTCAAGTCTTGGTCAACATAAAATTCAACTGTGTAATCGTAGTCGCTTTTGATTACACCTTTTGCGATCTTGGGCGCAACAATGCCCAACGACAAATAGAAGTCAAAACTTCCTAAGCCCAGTGGTTTAAATATTCCTGTACCTATTTCACTATAATACACAATACTGCTGCCAGCAGGTGCAGTATTTAATAGAATTTTTTTACCCAGTGGTCTTGCTGCTGTGGACATTCCAATATTCGACGTGGCAGAATGTGAGGTATTGTCGTAAAAATATTCAATAAATTGGTATTTGTTATTTTGATAAAATCCAACTTCGTACATGAACTCGTCTGGTGGGGTTCCGCTTTTAAATGTTATTGTTGTACCCGATGCTACCGACACCGGGGTATCAACGGTAATGAATGCGCCTTGAACTGTTATGTTGGTTAATGCAAGTCCAAAAATTGTACTCAATGTCAGAGTAGAAAATTCAAACGACACCGGTTTATTCAGTTCAACTCCATCATTTGCCAGAGTTGGCATATTGCTTACTGTGGTGACAGTGGTTGTTTCAATAGTAAATGTATCACCAGAAGATAATAGATGTACAATACTTGATCCAATAACATAACTATTTCCAATAATTTGTTTGTTTGTTACAAACGTAGCACCTGTGGGTATGCCTATCAAATATTGATTAACATAGAGCAAATCAAAATCCGAAGAAGAAACAAACATCCTTTGAGGATCTACCAATGATATATTTCCGTTGCCGTCAAACTCAGTGTATATGCCAAGGCAGGTTATTGTATCAGTTGTTTCTGTAATAGAAGCTATACCAGTTTGGTATACAAAATTGGGTTGTGCCCCAAACGTGGGAATACGAATTGACCAATCATTGGTCACCCTGGAATCAATTTTTCCATCAATTATTGCAGTTTTATCAAAAATAGCAAGCAAATGATTGGTCTGAGTGGTTACAGGTCTAGTTGGTGCAACACTCAAAGTACGAGATTTTGATGTCACATATGACACAGCGCCATCAACTGCACTGTATCTTGCCACAGACAAAACATTAGAATTATAGGAGGTAACTGCTACACGACTACCTGATAAAAATTTGTATATTAAAAATTCAAATATTGGAGTCAAATAGTTGCCAACTACTCTAGTTGGCAACACAATACCTGCACCAGATACATAATCACCAGTTGATGCTTTGCTGAATTCTGGTACTGCACTTGGTATATCAACAGAACTAGACAATGATGTTCTTGCTGTGATTGTATTACCAGCGGGATCTGGATTTCCTTTTATTCCGGCCCATCGAATCCTGGCATAACCAACTCCCAAATTGGACCCAGATTCATAGCTCACTGCCGGAAGTTCTCCAGTGGTCAGCGGAAAGAATGTAATATTATTAGGGTCAGTGTTGTTTAATGCCAATCCTTGATACAGGTCAGTGAGCTCCACATACAGTGCATCAATGTTTAATCCACCAACAGTAGTAAACAGCCCTGTTGGAATACTGCTGCCAAACGATATAAATCCATTGGTGCTTACATTGACTTGTGTATAAGCATTACCAAAAAAGTTCCAGGTCAACCCCAAATTCAGCAGTGTTGTTCCAGTTTGAGCATTACCTGTTGTTGGTAATAGCAAAGACGTTACATTTGACAATGTTGATAATCTATTGATTCCAACCGCACCAGCTTTGTAAGAATTTAAATATTCTCCATCCCCGACCGCTTCAATGTCTATGTCATATGCTTGGTCACCAAGTATATATGATACTCTATGCAACCCCGAGCCACCTGCTTTATAACTTATACTAAAATTGTCTCCAGTGTTTGCTGGTTCGTCTTTGATTCCGTTTACCCAGCAGGTAACTCCTGGTCCGCCATGCAAAATTATACTTTCCTGCCCCAGCATTATTAACTTGACAGGTTCAGTTCCTATGTGTGTCACTGGCCCTTTGACGGGTCTAATGTTTATAGGAATAACTTTTTCTATTCCTGCTAAATCTAATGTTACATAATCTTTAAGATAATGCACAGCCAACAATGTGTGATTTACCCAAGATGCTATTGTGACTTTTTCACTAAAATCGTAAACAGTTTGATCGCTCCAACTTGTGTATTTTAACACTTTATTGTTGTCGTATGATGTGATCAACAGATTGTCATCAAAAACTCTTGCATAGGCCGGTGCATAACCTGGTGTTGCAACAGAATTTGCCAACACCGGTGGAACCGGACCAACTATTTTCAACAGTCGTTGATGATGCGGATCAGGTACTACAATGACCGGAGTGGGCCCAAATGTGTCAACTCTTGCAGGAACGCCCAGTGGCCTGGCTGCATTGTAAAACATAGTAAAGCTGCCTGCAGCAGTTACTTGATATATTTTTCCTTCTCGAGTAATTGCATATGCAGTAGTTTCTGTTAAACACGATATAGACACAATGCTTTCTGTGCCTATTCGTACAGTTGCTAGAGTTTGAAAATTCTTATTGAGTACATACACAGTATCGTACCCAGCTACCCATATCAACCCGCCAAACACATCAAGTGCAGTCATTGGCGGGTTGATTTTTGATCTCAGTGAATTTCGTCTGTTGTCAATATAAGATTCGCCAGTTGGCAAGTCTGCTTCGTACCATATCAGTTCCAACGATCGTATAAAAGTTATAGTAGGAAAAAACTCAGACGATTCACTGAATTGATTGTCAAATCTGATTCTATATAATTTTTTATCGTTACATATAACAAACAGTTCAACTCTAGATATGTTGTTTGAATCAACATATCCAGATTTTTTGTACTCAACTGGTCCTGACGGCAAGTAAACACTTGTGACTAATTCTCTATTGGGAGAATAAAAATTCACCTGTTCTTTTGTGTGATCCAACACCACATGAGTTGCATCAATGTTGACAAAATTTATGCCGCGGCCCAGGGGTCTGGTTATATCACTATTGGCATCATAAAAACTTGTACGTATTTCTCTAGGAAAATAATTAAACCATTTCCTAGGAGCGTCATTGGGTTTAAGTGTTGGACGATAGTCGTTTTGGTTAACTACAGCAAATGAATGTTGAATATCATTGAGTGTATACTCGTAAAACTTATATCCCAAATAACCTGGTGGTGTGTCGAGTTCTATCTCAACAATGTCACCAACGGCCAATGGTACAGGACGAGTAATTACCTGAGCAATACCAACATAGACTATTACGTCTGTTGCTGAGATACCCAGATCTTGATTGATTAATGAAACAAAACTTAGCCTGATTCGACTATTAGGGACGCAGCCCGATACACTGCTGAACATGTTGCGGTCCCATTAGTTTAATATAGTCAACGCTGATTCTGCCTTGATCAAGGATAGTTGACGTGGCTGTTTTCAATTTGAATATTTTGAAGTAGGTTTTGTTGATCTGTTGCATTTGGGTCATAACCCATTCTGGTTAAAACCATCAATCGCATACCAGTACCAAATCGTTCTGTTGAATACAAGGCTGTGTATTCTCTTTTGTAGGTTTCTTCATATACATTGACTAAAACAGCAGTACCTGCACCTATTACTTCAGCTCCAACTGTGCCCAACATGTCAAGTTCATCAGCGTAACGATAACGTGGAGTACTAAGATTGTTCAAAAATGTAACAACAAACTCTCCGCTTTCTGTCAATGATTGTTGTGGGAACGGATTCAACAACGCTGGACTGTCCTCAGTGTCAAAAGCTGCTGGTCTTTTGGTACTTGGTGTAAGAATGTCAACTTCTCGAACAACAAATTTTTGAAACTGCTGTGGCGATGAAGTACCACTTACACAAAACACAGGACATCTGCTGGTTTCTGCACGAGGGTTACTGTCTTCTCTAAGCTTTGAACCGCCTCTTACGTGTCCGGTCGTGCGCTCAACTGACCGCTGAATTAAGAACCATCGCAAGGGTGAATTTCCTTGTGTTCCGTCAGGATTGGGAATGGTGCTGTCAAATGTTCGTTGCGGAACTTCTTCCTGGCTACCTTCCCAAATAGATAAAAATATTCCTCTGTTTGTCAGAGTCATTTGATACGACATTGGATATGCCGATTCAGAACTTTTACTAGAATACCTGTTTAACCAAATCCTATTAAATTCAGCTGTTGCAGGCGAAACCCCAATTCCACCAGAAATAATAGTAGTTCCAGATGTGGATAGATTACCAATGTTTGCAGTGGCCACCACTGTTGCATTGCCCCAATCGCTACCTATGTTACCTGCTGGCTCTCGTAACGTCACGTTACCGTTGGATGATCGGTTATTTAGTTGCGCAATAACTCCGTTATCGTCTAATTGCAACGACGACGCTGCATGCACTGCCAGACGGTAATCGTCAATTTGATGGAAACACAATCTCCAACCTGGTTCAGCCAATGAGGTATTTGCACCAACTACTGCTGCATTTGCCAATGGGTCAACGTTGGTTGTTGTTTTTAATATATGAACAAATTTTGCCGTTGCACCACCGTTGCTGGTTTTTGCCGATCCAGCAGTGGGCAGTCCCATTACTGCAGAATCGTATGCTGTTTGAAAATATTGTGTTGAATTACCAGTGCTGGTGCCGGTAATTTCGGACAAAATATCAGCCAGGATGGCATCAACGGTTGTAAAGCCAAATTTTGTAACTGAATAACAAGCCATTTAAAAACTCCTAATTATGGTTCTACTTGCGGAATATCTTTAAGAACAGATATTCTTAATCCTGTGTTGTAAGGATTGTTAGCCGGCAATGCTCTATATGTCCTAGCGCCTGCTTCGTTGTATGCAGTAATAGATATATCTGTACCAGCCATGCAAACGTCTGCAGATGTTTGGCCAATCATATCCAATTCTTCAGAATATCTGAATCTAGGTGTAGACAAATTGTGCAAGAATGAAACCAAATACTTACTGTCTTCTGTTAGTGCAACCTGATTGGTTGTATTCAATATTGCAAAACTATCTTGTGTGTTGGCATCAGCTGGAACACGATGCGGCACCGACTGCGATATAATCGTAGAGTTTGAAAACACCCATGACAACTTTGTATTTTGAGGATCACCTGTGGTTGGATGCAATACATCTTCTTCTCTGAGAATAAATTTCCAATATTGGTATCCAACGGAATTAATACAAAATACAGGAGCACGACCTTTGGTTAGAACTTTTCCAGTATTTCTATTGGCCGGACGTTGGATCAAAACCCAATTAAAAAAGCTATCGCCGCCGGCACCTATACGCTTGGTTTTTTGCATGGTACTCCATGTGCCTTCCCATACACCCCAGAAAACACCGCGGTCAGTCATGGTCAATGCATAATTAAACGGATACGCTTCGGGATCAGTTTGCACTCTGGCTTCACGATTTATAAAACCTTGTGTTGGATCTGCTACGTTTGGCGAAGCTGCTGTTCCTGTTGGCAACGAACCTAAAATGCCCGAACGGTCTGTCAACGTAAAAGCTGTACCAGTAGAGGCTGCAAGATATATATTAGCAATGTTTCCATTGTCTTGAAGTTGTAATTCAGTTGCAGCATATACCACCACTGACTGTGGACCAGCTTCGGGTTTGGTTTTATTTTCTTTAATATCAAATGCCATTCGCCATGGTTGCAATTGATCAAATTTAAATTGCAATGTTTCGCCAGCAGTAAAACTACTCAACGGTCTGCTCATTTCAATATTCGCAATAGTTCCAGTGTTGTCCATGGTGATTGCTGAAACATAAACAGAATCGCCCGGACCAATACTGCCGTTTTGCACTGTGCTTGTTATTGACTGCCCTTCATGTATGCGCGGGCGATAACGCACGCCGTTACCAGCATTGCTGATGCTAGTTATCTCTATATATTTAGAATTTGTACCCGACACTCGTATATCGCCAACTACACCCAATGGATCATTGAGAGGATCAACTGCCCCATTGGCTTCAACTGTCACTTGCCATGCTTTTGGTGATTGAGTTTTGTTGTTTGTAAAGGATGCACCGGTGCCTTTAAATATTACATTGTCCCCTCTTTTCAGAGTAACAGCATTACTTAAGATTATATAAGTGCCATCACCTAGAGCTTCTCTGTAACTACCGGGACTGAACGGTACTCCTTCGGTCCCCTTAATGAATTTCATTGGAACTACACTAACCACAGTGGTGCCAGCGGGTATAACACTATTAGCACTGTTGATTTTTTCTACATCCAATTCTACCAATTGGCCGTTGAATATTCTTTGTGTAAATGCTCCAGTGACAATATTTGCTTGAAACCATATACCGGTAGCTGGCCACCTGGTACCTAGGGCACCGCCCGATCCTCCAGTACCATAGTCCATGTTCCATTGAGTAGGGTCAACACCGCTAGCTGGGCTCGGAATAGGAGTAGGAGTACCTACACTGTTTGTAACGTTGCCTAGTATTATATGGCCTGTAGTCGACGACGGTACAGTGTTGGCAACAATTACGTTTTTATTAACAGGTGTATAATCTATTGCATATGATGCTATCCTATTAGCAGAATTGCTAGTAATAACATTGGCTTCGTAGTTACCTGGCCAGGTAACTGCAACATTACTTATAGCACCTGTTCGTGTTACCACATTAGAAACAGTTAATTTAATATTTGAGCCAATTGGTAATTTCAATTCCAATACATTACCAATCCTGTAACCAATACCAGGGTCAAGTATTTCTATCATTCTTTCCACTATTGGCCACTCTGGAGTAGTCAATACAAAGTTGTTGACATCTGTTAATTTTGCTGATTTGAATGAAAATTCACCCTGGGTTGTCATGTCGGTAACTGTATCCGTAACCAACGTACCTACATTTGTGTATCCCGATCTTTCAACAGAGTAAAATTGATATGTGGGTTTTGAAACCTCATAAATTGTACTGATTGCCATTTTATTTTTCTCCTGCCCCAGACGCTATGTCCAAGTGTTGTTTAAATATAAAGTTATTTATCAATTTGTTTCCTATTAGTTTATGCGTAATTTTATATAGAGACCCAACTTCCCTGAGAGAATATATACAATCTGTTAGTTGTGCTAAGAAACACTGTTTTGCCTTCGTATGCCACAGATGGCAGGTATTCCAACATTTCCATTCCAGGACGACTGTCTGTCACACCAGGATAATAATAAAGAGTCAATGTAACAGGTGTTGCTGCCAAATACGAACTAAGACTGCTCATTCTGACATACACATTGGGTTTGGGTGGTTCTTCCAAATTGGCAAATATGCTGTACTGCCTGCTTTGGAAACTGCTGCCGTCATTCAATACTACTGTACCGTCGTCGTGCAAATGATCAGGTGTTGCAATAAATGTGTAAGGGTTGGGTTCTCCTCTGTCAGGAGTTCCAAATACTTCAATCTTGACTGGCCTACTGACTGTTATCCCGTACACTATCACGCTGATACCTAAATTCAATTCAAAATCAAGATAGCCGTAGCCCAGCAAACCGTCATATGACTTTTCAAATTTTCTTCTACGAATTGCCCCTTCAGGGTCTCCTGGTCCCCACACAGTTTCCAAACTGTCAAGACCAATTGAATAGATTGTTTGCCCAGGACCAGCTGGTGCAGTGGTTGGCAAGCTGTACAATGATCCAACTGTCACGTTGCCGCCGCCTACATATAAATTACCACCCAAGTTGGCATGTAAACTTATATTGGCAGACCCAACAACATCCAATTCAACGGTGGGTGTAGAAGTGTTGATACCAACACGCCGTTGTGTTACATCTAAATAAACAAGATTTCCATCAAACGATAAATTAATGCCTTGGCGTTCCAGATTTGGAACCAGCATTGGTCCAGATATGCGTCCTATTGTCATGTGCTTATCCTGCGAATCCGTGTAATATTACAATTGTTTGGCCATCTGGCGGAGCACTAGAAAACAGTATACTGTCATCGTCAACAATATATGCAACTCCGGGATTTTGAAAAACGTTTCCCACAAATACCAAAATCTTAATTTCTTGTCCTGTTGGATATACAAATCTAAGAGGACCAAAATTTCTTGTAGTACCATCGCCGTAGAATGTATCCTTGGCTGTTGCTTTTTCTGATTCAAGGACAACTTTAACTGTTTTCCAGCGTCGACTTGAATACAATTCCATTTCATTACGATCAATGTTGAATCGTATCAACCCATCGACTGGTGCATTTGGCCCAACTGCATTGCTGCCCATTGGCAATCGAGTGCTGTAACTGCCAGACTTTAATTCTTTGTTTTTTACAAGTCTGCCCATGATTATATACCAATGCTGGATACTGTAACAACCACATTAGGTAGAGCAAGATTTGAAGAAATATAATCTGTTCTGTATGTCCACTGGTCTACATCCCTACTGGTTGCCAGTCTTGAATTAACACCAGCAACCAAGAATTCGGCTCTGAATGGGTTCCACAGTATATCTGTTCCAGCTATACCGTTCCAAGGCGGTGTAGACAACGAAATATTTTTGTACCATGTTCTGCCAGCATCGTAGTTGTAAATTTCTGAGTTCAATCCGATTGCATAAAATCCATATCCAGGTTGATACGTAACTCCGCTGATACCCGGAGATGTGTTACTCCCTAGTGCTGCCAAGGTTGCGTCATATGCCCAGGTGGTGCCGTTGAGACTCCAGGCCGATTTGTTGTTGTCAATTGACAAGGCCAGATACCCAACGTCAGGATATCCAGAATATATCAATGATGTCAGTCTGGTATTTGCTCCCCAGGCCAAATTATTTCTCAAACTATTTTTATAAACAAACAAGGTACCATCGATGGTAAATGCAATCCTACCACCCTCGCCACCAAGCGCAAACTGTACACCATCCCAGATAACAGAATACACATGAGCTGTTCCCCAGGCCAAGCCAGTTAATCCAGGATGCACTGTCCAATTTATACCATCTATACTTGATGCAACCAATGAATCGTCGCCCACCATCATGTATATAGATCCATTGTTGGTAATGTCATTGATGTTAGACAGTCCCCATGACGTCAACGCAATTGCGTTTAAATTGGCCCAAACAACACCGTTGTCCGAAATGGCCATGTGTCCACTGTTACCGACTGCAATATATTTTCCTCCAGGGATTCGAGTAATTGCATTAACAGCAATGTTAGCAGCCCATCCTATGTCTGTCAGACCTGATTGATAAGTCCAACTTTCTGCTGTTGGACTAGTGGCCAACTTTCCATTTTCGCCACCAATCATGTATTGTGACAAATCTGACGACCAATGCAATGTTGTAATTGTTCCAGGATTGGATTGCCATGCTGTTTCCATCAACGCCACAGTACGCACTGAAAACGGATCTAAAACATCTGCATACAATGCATCGCCATGTTCCAGTATCAATTTTTCTGTGTCTATTACGTATGTGTCATGTGATGTCAATGGTACTTTGTAATAAATTGCTCGGTCGCTGGTTGAAGTTTGACCATTAGGAACTGCATATATACTAAATTGAACTTCTATGTCGCCAGTGTTGCAGATATACATAGTCGTGATTGCAGTGTTACCATTGCTGGTAAAAACGCTTGTAGGTGCAACATCAAGTATTGTGCTAGTGAATGCCATTTTTGTCCTATTATAAAACCAAAGAATATACCACTGCTTTGTGCTTGGTGATCAACTCTTGGTTGTTTGATTTTGTATTTGTAACATATAATCCAGCGTGCCCGTTGCCAGGCGAGCGTGCTGATAACACTGTTGCACCGCTAACTGGTACTAGATTATTGTTGATTTGCTTTATCTCAATTCCTGCATTGGGAGTTGAGTTGGCCGAGAATCCAGGATGAAACACAATGTTGACATTGGCATCAGATCTAATTTCGTACCCATCAACATATAAATTTCCGCCCAGGTGTGGATCAGGATCATCTTTGACCCGAACCATTAGATTGCCCCAAAATGAACCATCTGTGGTTATTTGCCACCTATCTACTTCTTCGTTCCATCGTACACCGACGGTGGGTTGATTGCCACGTCTGACTTCAATACCAGCATTGAGCACTGGATCGCCCGATGTAACATTGGCCGACAGCGTGATGATATTATCACTGATCAGTGTTTCAATTGATCCAATATTTGTTTGTCTACCTATGACAACAAGATTACCAAAAATGCTGGTTGTGCCGGTTCCGCCTGCTGCATCAATATAAATATTTCCGCCAAGGCTTCTTAAAAACCAATCACCAGATACACGGTCAACCGTTGCCATATACAAATCCTATTATTAGATATTTATCATCTAAAAAAATAGCACCCGAAGGTGCTATTTGCTATCGAAGTAAAAATTACTCTGTGTTGGTATTGATACCAAAGTTTCTTTTGTTAATTAAGCATTGCTTAACTTGACAGAATAACCTTGTTGTGCTGAACCAAGTACCCACTTTACGCTTGCGCCATCAGCAAACTGAGTTCCGGTGTCTTGTGCAATAGTTGCTTTTCCGTTACCAATTTTAGTAACAAAATATGTGCCACCATCACTGTCAGTTGCTGTGATAGTCATTTCGCCTTGTGCAGAAACTGCACTAGCTTTTAGCGCACAAACTGCTGTTCCATCTGCTGTTCTGACCTGGAAGCGAGTAGCACTAGCTTGGCGAATAATATCTGCCACTTTACTTGTACCACCTGAAGTAGTTTTTGCGTAAGGAACAATAGCATTCTCTTGATTACCTGCACTGTATAGAGTGCCGTTTTCAGTTGTTAATACCGGAGTAGCGGCAGCGCCGCCGTCGGCAACAGTACCGAATGTAATAGCCGCATCAGACACTGATATATAACCAGAACCTTTTTCTGTAATTTCAATACCACTAACACCAAAATTGATAGTTGCGGCAGCGCCTGTACCAGTACCACCAGTAAAGCTAACTGGGTTAGTTGCCGCTACAGTATAATCACCTTGAACTGCAACTGTACCAAATGAGTATAAGCCCCAGTTTGAACCGGTGAAGCTTAATATTAGACCATTACCGTTATCATCGCCACCGCTTCTTGCTGTTGTTGTAGCAGTGAAACCGTTGACACCGTCGGCCATGCTTGTTGGAAATGCTCCTGTACCTGTCCAAATACCCTGCTGTTCAACTGCAATGGCAGTAGCAGTGCTACCAGTAACTGCGGTAATACGAACTATTAATGGAGTTACTGGAAAATTAGCGTGAGTAAATGTAACTAGGTCGCCAACGTTTACATCTGTTACATCGTATAATGTACCACCGTCAGTGATACCAGGTGTACCAAGACCTACAATTCTGGCAACTGGAAAAGTTGCGGCTGAAGTTCTTGTGCCACCTACTACAGTTAATACATCGCCTACTTGATATCCTGTACCGTTAGTTGTAGTAGCGGCTGATAATCCATTACCATGAACAATACCAGTAGCACGTACACCACCGACACCACCTAAGTCTGGTACACTGAATGTTGCTGTTGGTAATCCAGATGTGTAGCCACCCGATGCATCGATTGTTACACTACCTACACCTTCTCCACCCAGGTTATCATCGCCGGTGCCTGTGGTACCGATATTACGGTTACCAAAATATTTTTTGTTTAGAGGTCTTCCCATTTGTTTTCTCCTTATGTTGGCGTTCTAGGCCTACGCGGCGGGGACCGCATAAACTCTCTTTCGAGCGAACAATATATTTATCTTTGTATCCAACAAAAAAGCGCCTTTCGGCGCTTTTTTATTCTTGTGTTCCAATATTATTGGAAGCTCAAGTTTTGCATTGCAATTTCACCAACATAGTCACCAGCATTACCTAGAGACGATGCAGTGTTTGTCAATTCAACATAACCGTAACGAGTCATAAAGCCTACGACTGGTTCGAATGTTGCTGGGTCTAGTACAACGCCAGAGCTCATCAACGGAACATATGGGCAATAGAACGCTGCGGCATCGGCCTCAGACGAACCTTTGTAACCAACTAGAACAGCTTGTGTGTCGCTGGCATAGCTGTCAACGTACACTTTCATAGCACCGTTCAATGTACCAACAAACTTGGTGTTTGTAGGAGCTTCGAATGTACCTTCTGTTGTACGAGCAAATGCGCTTGTAGTAGCAGATTGCAATACTGTCAATGCTGTTGGGCTTACAACGGCCCAGTTAGCAGCACCACGACGGGTACGCTGAGCGATCAAGTTAGCAACACGGTTGATCTGAACAGCTAGAGCAGCGTGTTCGTCACCAACGAATGTAGCAGTACCAGATACAGCAGCTTGGTTGTATGTTGCTTCTGTTGCAGATAGAGCACGTAAAGAAGCTAGAACTTCTTGGTCGATTTCAACTGTGATTTCTTGTGCCAAAGCAGCCATGATTTCTGCTTCAACGTCCAAACCGTGCATGGCTTGTGCGTCTTGAGCAGCTTCAAATGTCCAACGTGCGCTTAGTTTACGAGTTTTAGCTTCGACAACTTGCTTCAAGATTTGGACGTTGATACGACGACCTGGTACACCTTCTAGTGTAGAAGTGGAATCAGCGCGGCTGGTTCCTAAATTACCAGAGTATGCAGTAGCAATACGGAATGGGCTCAATGCTTCATCGCCAGCGGTTGCGCCGTCAGCAGCAGTAGTTGCAACAGCATTGTCAGCATAACGAACACGTAGAGTGTGGATCTGTGCAACAGGTCCTGTCATTGGCTGAACACCAACGATTTCGTTAGCAATAACTGTAGGCATAACGCGACGAATAACTGGCAGAATAACACGGTTAAGTGTTGCCATGTTACCAGAAGTGGTAGCACCAGCAGTTGCTGTTTCCATCAAGTTTTTGCGAGTGTTTTCAAGGATCACGCTCATCGAAGTGCGCTTGGTACCTTGTAGGCCTTCAAGCAGGGCATCTTTAGTCTCGCCCCAACGGCTTTCTAATAGTTCTTGTGTCATTTTCTTTCCTTTAAGGTTTAACTATAATTATCTCAACCCTGCTAGACGGCGAAGTTCAATAACGTTGGTATCAACATTATGTCCTGTGCCTTTTGCAGCAGCTTTATCTCCAGTAACTTCACTACGACTTTCTGCTAAGACTGGTTTGTCTTTTGCAGCTGAACCATTAGTCAGCACTGCTGGTAGATATTTATCGAACGCAGACTTTAATTTTTCAGTCTGAACATTCTCGAGCAGCTCACGCATAACCGCTTGCTTTTCTTTGTTTAGAGTATTCAACAAGCCGTTTACCACGTCCTTGCGGTCGATACTCTCTTTGATCACACGAATCTCGCGGTCCTTTGACTCTGCAAGTTGTTTAGCTTCTACTTTGGCTTTTGTGGCCTCAATTAGTTTAGCTTGTTGTTGATCAATTACTTGTTTTAATTTGTGTAGCTCGCGGTTTTCATTGAGGTGAGTCAACGAAAATTCACCAGCAAACGCTTCGAATATACGACGACCAAACATGTTCTCTCGAGCAATTTGGATGTCTTCTTTGAGTTGTGTTAATTCAGCACCTAGTTTGGTGGAAACTGATTCTTTAACTAGTCGTGCGCTGTTGGCAATAAAGCGAGTTTGTAATTCGTTTAATTTCTTTTTGGCTTCGGCAACCAAACGAACTTTAGTTTCAACTACAGCTTGCTTATCTTGTGCAAATTCTTTGATTTCTTCTGCCAACGCACGAACGATAAAACGCTCAAGACGCTGATAATTTTCTTTCTGAATTTGACGATCCTTGTGCAATTCTCTAACTTCTTCGGCTAATTTATTAACCATGAAATTGTCAAATCGCCCAGCACTTTCCATCATGTGCTCTTTTACTCGCACACGATCTTCCACGACAGCTTTTTTCTCAACGACGAATTCTTCAATTTCGGCAGTGAGACTTTCAGTGACCATTTTGTCTAGGGCCTCGACCATTAGCTTTTTATCGTGCTCATAACGACTAGACATTTCTTCGCGCAATTCTGCACGAATTTGATCGCGAGCTTCACTTAGCTTGGTTTCCCAGGCTTCATTAATAGCATTGCGAGTGTCCTCGTTTATGATACCGTTGTCTAGCAATGGTTTGATAGCATCAAACATAGCTGTTCCCCTTATAATTTTAAGTCTTTGATCAAGCGAGTTACCTGCTCTTTCAAATACTTTTGCACTTTTTGATCGCCTTGAACATCACGAGCCATATCCAACGCCCTGTGCCCGTGTCGCATATTCATCAGCCCTTCGTAAATGGCTGTTGGGTATGCATGCGGTGCGCTAGGTTGCGCTACAATGTCAACCGTGACTATCTCGAAGTCGCTGACGTGCCCAGATCCTTCGTTAACGTTACCGCTACCGCGGCTTGAAACACCCAACTTGACACCACTTTCTAACATGGTGCGGACAATTTGTCCCATTGGTGTTGGTAGAACTTTTAGCTTGCCGTGGCCACAAGGGCCGTCCATCCACATTTGTTCAATCATGTGAGTAACACGGTCAAGATTAATCTTTAAATCGTCGGGGTGGTCGAGTTCCCCAAGGACACTGTGGCCCTCTTTGATCTGTTTATTGATTGTAGAAACGGCACGTCCTATCTCTTGAACAGGGTAGACTCTCTTGTTGTGATTTTCTACCCCGCCCTCAATGAATATACCCTTCATGTAAAGATCTTTACCAGAGCCAGACTTGTTGTCCTCAAAGAGGACTTCCATCTTGGCATGATCAAAGGTAATACTTTCTTTTAGGTATGTTGCCATTACAGTCTCAATTAACGAACTTTACCGCCAGATAAACTCTTAGGGTTTACTGGTAGCTTGCCGTCAGTGGTTTGACCTTCTGCGCCTTTGGCTTTTTCATAAGATGTTTCTTTCTTACTGAAATAGTTTTGTGCGCCTTTGTTGCCACCTGGCTTGTTTACATTGCGCTTGGCAACATCAATCTCTTGTGGGTTCTTCAAGAAACCACCTGCTTTGCCTGTTGGACGCTGTCCATCTGGTGCAGACTCTGTACCACCTTTGACGATGTTACTAGCTGTTCCGCCCATTTTGTTTGGCTTGGCTACAATGCTTTGCTTGTTAACTGGTGCGCTGCCGCCTTTACCAATTTCATGACCTTCGCCTGCGCCTTTTTTCTCAACGCCGTGACCGTCGGATACTTTTTCAACATATTCACGAACCATAGCATCGTTGCCCATGTCATCACCGCCCATGTCGTCCATGCCCATGTCATCGCCGCCCATGTCGTCCATGCCCATGTCGTCCATGCCCATGTCATCGCCGCCTTCGTCAGACATCAACGCATCAAATTCTGCTTTAAGATCGTCTAGAGCTGTTTCCAAATCCATTACACGATCTTCTACCGATCCACCTTCGTCGCCGCCCATGTCGTCGCCGCCCATGTCATCGCCGCCCATGTCATCGCCGCCCATGTCGTCGTCCATGCCCATGTCGTCGCTGTCTAGTTCTTCGGCTCCTGCATCGGCTTCATCGTCGTTGGCTTCTGGCAGACCTTGATTGTCTACTTCAACGTCATTGACCAAATCTTCAACTTGATCGCTTTGATCAACGGATTCGTCAAAATCTGTTTCGTCTATGATATTTTCATAAATTTCGCGTGACTTTTCTACCACGATTTGGTGGAATAGTTCACGTGCTTTGTCTTCATTCTCATTGATGATAAATTCAATGAGTTTTTCATATTGGTTCATAAGAGCTCCTTGGAATAAAGTGTTCGCTTAAAGATATTTACATAATATTGTAATATTATGTGTTAAATGGTGGTTTTTTGAAGTATTAAGCCTTAAAGGCCAGGCATACCGCCCGGAGGAGCGGCTGGTCGATATTGTTTTGATATATCCTCGACCTCTTTTTGATGTTCAAACTTTCTCAAGTCATTCATAACTCGCAGTCGTTTGATCTGGGCAAGAGTAAGTCTGCTCTTGCGGGTGTCAGACAGTTTCTGCACAGAATTGTCATCCTTTTCTGTGCGGTAACCTTCTCTGTTTTTTAAATCATATAACTCAGTGATAAACATATAGCTTATTTACCATTTTGTTATATTCCCATGGGCCCAGATGGAATTCCGCCAGGTCCCATGGGTACCCCGCCCAGCGGCGGTGCAACGCCAGGATTTGTACCTGGTGCGCCCACATTGCCGCCCATCATGTCAGCTGGGCCGCCAGGTTCCCCGGGCATCACTTCAGCGCTGGCTAGATCACCGCTGATAGACCCCGGAGTAATACCAACACTGCGTAACCCTACATCTGCTTGCTCCTGTGCAGATCGAGTTTCGCCTTGTTCCTCTAGCCACATGGTTTCGTTTTCTTTCATTTCTTCCTCATCCAATCCCAGATATCTCTTCATCAAGAAACGCTTGCTAAAGTATGGATACTGTTCCAATTGGGAGTAAGTAGATATTCTAGCTGCATCTACTTCTGTTTGACGATATTGAGCAAAGTTTTGCGGTTCGTTAAGTTCTAATTCAAACAGCTGACTGTCAATGTTTATACCTCTCCATCGCATAAACATTTTGAATTCTTTATCCAATGTACCGCAGATCATTTTTTGTAATCTGATACAGTACCTATTGAAGCGCCATTCCTGTATCAGTGCAGTACCAACACGACCGTCGCTGACACTTTGAGTTCCGTCTTCGTTGCCTGTGGGCAAATAACTGCTGGGGATCCTTAGGCCACGAAACAACTTGTTGGTAAAGAAACGCAAGTCTGTAATTTCGCCTAGGTTTGTGCCGCCTGGTAATGTTTCAACCTTGCTGCCGCGACCTTCTGCTGTTTGTGGGAAAAAGAAGTCTTCGTTGGTGCTGAGTGGATTGTATGTAGCATCCATCATGTTTGCGCCGCCGCCTGTTTGTGTAGGAATTCTACGCTGGTGTATTTCGTTTTTTACTCGTTCAACAAAAGCCATGGCCATGTGACTTGGCATATTACCAACGTCGACATAGAATACTCTACGCTCTGGTGCACGTTGCACACGATAAATGATAATGCTGTCTTCTAGTAGTTCTTTTTGTTTGAATACTTTGAAAATGTTTTCCAACACACTGTTGCCAAATGGCCAAAACAAGTCAAGACCTTCTGTTAGACTCAGATGCAACACATGCTGGGCATCAATTGCTGTTTCGTTCTCAGAACGCTGAAATCTACTACCGCCTGCAAATGGTGCATTGGGCTGAATATAACTGCCGCTGGGTCCACCCACTTGCGGATGATTGGTATAGGAGTCGCTGGTGGTTACTGCTGTAACTGAAAGATTCTGCAGGTTGGGTGCAATTTCTTTGACAATGTATTGTTCTGGTTCTTTGCCTTTGGCTTCATTTACAATGATTTTGACCACTTTGCTCATTTCGGTCCAGTACAATTTGAATGTCTCTGGATCTCGAACAAACACTTGATCGCCGTATTTTAATGTGTTGCGAACAATTTTAAATATTCTTTTGTTAAATTCGTTCAAAGTAACCCACTGCTGTAGCTGTTCTTTTATGATATCAACTTCAGTATCTGTTGGTTTTTCTTTGTAATTTACTTTGAAAGGCATGCCACTGATAGAGTCAGGTTGGCTACTAAATTCAGCCAAGATATCCAGTGCAGCATTGACTTCAGAATCTGCATCCATTTGCTCATACTGATTGTATCGTTCCAACCGATTTGGATGCCCAATATAAACTTCAGGCAGTGTGCTCTGATAGTTACGATAGCTAGGGCTGCTTTGTGGCAAGCTGCCACCAATCGGACTCATCAGAGACGGATTAGTGGCTTTAAAATACTTTCGCCATGTCATGTTATATTCCTATTATTCTGCATTCTGTAATACCATACTATATTTATTTTGAATCAAACAGCTGGGTTTTTAAGTAGATTCGTAATACATACGTCTGTTGACATTTGTTCCACTGTCAACAGCACTGACCAAATCATCAAGTCGGTTCATGTTTGATCTCAAGATATCTGTTTGTTGTTCTAAAACTCCGCGTAGTGCTTCGTTTGATTGGGCAATAGTCTGCCCAATCATGTCTGCTATTTCTTTGCTGTTAACAGGTGCCGGTGATGCAGGTGACACATACGACGATGTTGCAGTCTGAGTATTTTTAGATTTTAAATCTTCTATCAACTCAGACCATTGTACTTTTAACAGGTCAGTATTAAAAGTCTGACCTGTAACTTCGTTTATGTTGAAATCAGTATCGGTATTGTTTTTTGACTGCTCTTGCAGGGATGATGCTACATTGAGCAAAGATGCTGTGCGATCATCCATTTTTTCTGCAGCAGAATTGCCTTTAAGTAGCGAAGCAATAGACTGTGCAAATTGATTTGCGTCAATAGCTATGTCTTTCTGGCCCATGACACTATTTTTAATTTCTTCGCCTTTGCTTCTTAGGCCTTCGACCATGGCTTCTGCAATTGCGCCTTGTTTGTTGATAACTGCACCAAACATTGCACGATCTTTAAGATTCTGTTTTTCCTGTTCTGTCATGGTTGCCAGTGCGGTGTTACTGTCTGGCAATTTTGCCAACACACTGCCAACAAACATGCCTGCCAGGTTTGTAAATTTTGCAGCCAATCCTGGTGAGTCAGATGCTTCTAGTGCCAGTTTGAATCGGTCTGCACTAGAATGCAACACATCCTTGAGAATAAAACTGGAGTCCAGTATTTTATCATACATGTCATTGATTGGCTGCATTGCTGCTGGATCCAGCTTTGCCGACTGTCCGCCAAATTCTGGAATTGCCAAATCCATTTTAACTGGAATAGTTTTGCCGTCTGGCAGTGGTACTACAGCTTCTGTTCCGTGTAGTTTTTCAATAAATCCGGATCCGGGCCCTCTAGCAATACCGCCTGATGCTTTGCCTTCTCGAGAGTCAAACCATTGTTTAATTGCTTCGACTCCACCAAATCCAAGTGCTCCAACTGTGCCGCCACCTAAGCCTCCAATTGCTGCACCAGTAAGCCCACCCAAGAGCATACCTAAAGGACCGCCCGCAACTCCAGCTGCTATTCCAGTTACAACTGCGCCTGCAACTGCACCAGTTATTGTACCTACTGTTGCGCCTTCTTTGGCCGATTCGCCAACTTTGGTCATTGCATCTTTGCCAGGTATTTCTTTTTCACCTTTTGCTATAGCTGTTGCTTCTTTACGTATTGCTTCAAATGTGGACTCAATTTCCGTTAACATTTTGTCACTTATACCTGCATACATCGCCAGGAACGGATCAATGAGTCTCTCCAATGCTTGTGCTAGCTTTTGAGCAGCTATTTGGGCACCTCTTAGACTTTCAGTTAACTCATCAGTTGTTGTTTTTTGCCCTTTTACTGCATCAGCCGCAGCAGTAACTGCATCTTTCATATAAACTGTAGCTTGCTGAGCCAGATCTAACATGCCTGCTGACACTTCACCAATTGACCCGCCTAGCACATAACCAGCAATGGCTAGATCTTTATTTGCCAATATGCTATTTTTAATCTCTTCGCCACGTTCTGCATTAAGCTTTGCATTTGATTCAGCTGTCCATAATCCCAGCTCGGCCTGCCTAAATTGTTCTTCGCCCTTGCTTCTCAATCCTCTGACCGTAGCTTCTGCAATTGCACCTTCTTTGTTTATAACTGTACCAAGAACCGCCCGGTCTCTGAAATTCTTTTTTTCTAGTTCAGTCATGGTAGCCATAGCAGCTTCAATTTGAGCACGTTGCTTTGGACTCTTACTGGTTAAATATTGTTGGAATGCAAGAATCTGATTCTGCTGTCTTACCTGTTCTATCTTTTTCTTGGCATCTTCACCAGTGATTGCGCTGATCAATCGCAAACTTTCTGCATACTTGGTGGTCTGCTGCACGATCTCTTGATTGGTGGCACCCAACGGGCCACCAAGTCCTCGCATTGCGGACATGGTTTCTGCAACCAGGCCAGCTTGTTCTTCAAATCCGTAGCCCAGATTCAACAACTGTCGTTTCATAGTGTCGCCACCAGTGCTGAGAACTCGTCCCATTTTTATAGCACCTTGTGTAACACCCATGCCCAACTGTGCCAAGTCGGCACTGTGCGCTGACAAAACGTTTGCAAATTGATCGACTCTAAGTCCAGCTGCTCCAGCTGCATTACGCATGCCTGTTAATCCGTCGCTGAACAATGCTCCTGCATTGGTTGTGGCACGGAATCCAGCAACGGTCTTTTCCAATTCAACACTTAAGACTTCTATACCAAATTTGGCCAACTGAGATGCTTTGGCTGCTGTGAATCCAAGTACTGTTCCTATTGCAGTTAAACCTACACCAAGTATTTTAAGCTTGCCCCCTGCAACCATTGCTGCGGTTCCAAGACCTGTTAGGCCACCAGCAACCAATTGGGCTGCTGAATTTGCAGCAGTAACACCTGCTCCCAACAGATTGGCACTGAGTGCAATGCTGTTGGTGTTTTGTTGTAGACCTTTGACCAGTTGCCCGCCGGCCATGGCCACGGTGTCGCCTAAATCTCGACCAAACTTGACAAGACCAACGCCAGCATTGGTCAGTGATGTAGTAAAAATACTGGACGCTTGTGAACGTTTGACCTCACGCTCACGGTCTGCAATAATTTTACGCTCTTCCCAAGTATTGGCTTTTTCATATTGTTTTGCCAGTTCGTCCAGCTGGTCTTCAACTTTTTTGTATTCCTGACGTTGTTCTTTGAGTATGTTGCCCAATACCTTGCTTGCCGATGCAGATTCTTTAAGGTCTTTGGTGAATTTCATCAGACTTTCGATACTCTTTTGTCTGGCTCTTATTTCTTCGGCAGCTTTAGCAGCATCAGCACGATTATTGTCAGCTGCGTTCAACGCATTGACAATCGCTTCTGCTAGTTTAGTTTCATCCATAGTGGTTGATTTTCCTGGTAAATATACTTACTCAATTATATTTATAGGAATTCAATCATGGAAAATCAGCGCCACAATCCTCTTGCTGGACATTTTCGTCAGCCTGCAATTTATCTCAGATTGCCCAGTGATGGGCAATGGTGGGGCAAAGATGCAATAGATATGCCGGTCAACAGAGAAATTGCCATTTATCCAATGAGCACCAAAGACGAAATACTGTTGCGAACTCCAGACGCACTGTTGAACGGACAAGGCATTGTTGATGTGATACAAAGCTGCTGCCCCAGTATCAAAAATGCATGGGCCATGCCCAGTGTAGACGTAGATGCTGTGTTGATTGCCATTAGAATTGCCACCTACGGCAACAACATGAAGTTTGACAGCAAATGTGCTCACTGCAACGACGAAAACACTCACGAAATAGAACTCAGCGGTCCGTTGAGCAGTTTGACCTGCCCCGACTTTACTACACCCCTGCTGTACAAGGATCTAAAAATCAGATTCAAACCACAACATTATTTTTCAGTAAACAAGTCAAACATGTTGGAATTTGAAGAACAAAAGATTCTAAACTTGTTGAATGCAGTCAACATGTCACCCGAAGACAAAGCAAAAGAACTGACGGAAAGCATGGATCGACTGTACAAATTTGGTATAGCTGCTTGTACTCAAAGTATAGAATACGTGGAGTTGGTCAATGGTAATCGTGTAGATGATGAAGAATTTATCAACGAATTTTTGCAAAATGCCGAAAGCGGATTGATCAAGAGCCTACAAGAACGCATCAACGAATACACCAAACACGCCAAGCCCGACAGCCTGGAACTGGCATGCCAGGCTTGTACCAAAACTTACAAAATAGATTTAACCTTTGATTACGCAAATTTTTTCGGACAAGGCTTTTAACTTTAAATACCGACGCAGAAGTCATAGCGTTCTTGGATCGCTATGATAACGAAGTAAAAGCCTTAAAAGAAGAAGTATTGCGTATGTGCTGGTACATGCGAGGTGGTATCACATACCCTGAACTGTTGGAAATGAGTCAAACAGAAAGATCTATCATTGCAGATATAATCAAGAGCAACTTGGAAACTACCAAAGAAACTAGATTACCATTCTTTTGATATAGTCGCAACATGGCATTTATACTTGCGTTCGACTATCAAGACTAACTTCGTTAGTCTATTGCTTTCGCTTGCGCTCAGCAATTAATTGCTTCGCCAATCTGTTTAATCTAGAAACTGTTATCTAACTCTAACTCTTTAGAACATATTATCTAGATGTAGATCACAATTCGGCCCAACAGGCCAAAAAGTGATCAAAGCATTATCTGAGTGCTTTCTACACACTAACTATAAGAGATTGTGTTGTTACACACGGAAGCGGTCATCCTGTACTCCCTACTCTAGATTCGATTATGACGGTACACTGCATCCTGCCCTAGTTAGCTAGCCGGAGAGTGCTCGGGTTGTATCTGTTTCGCAGAGCCCGAATCGTTTAGCGCCTTACGTTAGCGCCTACCGTACAGTACCCAAGTCCGAATATGGTATCGCACATATCCTCAATGGGGATCGAGGTTCCTCGATCAAACTGAACTGTAAGTTATGTCATGCCTTGGTGGCTAGTTTTTGTATAGTATCTGTGTTGGCAATCCAAAATGACTCAAAGTCCTGGATTACCCAGCTGCCGTATGTGGATGATTTGTATGTTAGATGATTTTGATTGTGTATTAGACTTGGTGTCGGTTGTATGGCTATAAAACTGCCTTTACGGTTAAATTTCATGATCAACACATTTATGTCGTCGGGGTTAGCGACTTCTAATAGTTGACCGAGCCACTTTTCAAGGATCAACACTGGGCCTTGAAATAGCTGATGGAATGGAAAATCTGCATAGTTTTTGGCTTCTGCATTGAAATATTTCCAGTCCTCTGGCGGAACGATGTCTCCTTTGAAACTCTTGACTTGACTTTGGTCGAGTGTTGCTTTTCTATATGAGTTTGTTCCACCGATATAAGCGCCACTGTGCGGAGCACGAATAAAGGATGCATTGTGTTGTTCTGACAGAAATTTAGATACTGTCCGTTCCCAACTGTTTCCTTTAGATTTGCTTTTTGATCCGCTCATGTGTGATTATATGCCTTGTGTTTTACTTATGTGTTTGTGTTGATATGTTAAAATAACTGCGTACAGGGTGGGTTATGATTTTACCATTCCTGTAATTTTTTATTATATTATATGTTCGTCCCTGTACGCGGTTAACTTTCACTATCGGTACTGTAAGTTGTAAAACCGTTGCTTTTTGTAACTTTTAGTATGTTTTCTACTCGAGCAACCAGTTCGTCTCTATGACTTACCAACCAAACACTTTTCTTGCTGTCTCTGCTGATTTTCTTTAGTATAGCAAGAGACCCTTCCATTCCACTGGCATCCAGTCCTGAATCAACCAGCTCGTCGACAAAAAGCAAATTGATTTTTTGATATAAGTTTTCCCAAACATCACGGAAGGCCCAGCTGAGACTCAAAATAAGTCTGTTGCGTTCACCTCTTGACAAGTTGTCAAAGTCCATGTCTCGACCCAATTCAGTGATGCTCACACTCAGGTCATTTTGAAATGATACCTGGTGTGGTAAACCTATTTTTTCCAAATAGTAACTGAGTCTGGTATTCAAGTAACTCAAGTTCTGATCAATAATCTTTTTACGAATAAAGCTGTCTTTGTTAGTAAGCAATTTTAGCAGGAACTCTTCATGATCACGAACCTTAGTAAGCTCGTTCAACACATCATAACTGATCTCTTCAAGAGCAGTTTTTGTCATGTCTTCGATTTGTTCTGCATAAGGGTCCTGGTCTTGTAATTTTCTTTCCAAGTTGGATTTCAAATTGGCCAGTGTACTTCTATGCTCAATTGCGTCGGATTCTTTGTCGTAGAACACCTGCGGTTGTGCGCCTGCATTGCCGATGTCTGTGATTGCAGCGGTTAATTCGTGTATCTGTGCCCGGTATTCAACAATGTGTTCGCCGCACAGTTCTAGTAGATGTTGTTTGTCTTTGAGTTGTAGATCTTGTTGATCATTGTGCCAGCTTTGCCCGCAACTGTGACATGTGTGATTCTTGAGACTGGTGATTTCAGTTACCAGGGTTGATCCAGATTTTTCTTCTCTTGCCAGATCCAGTTCGGCTCGTTTGATTGCCTTGGTCAAATCTGCCAAGTCTTTTGTCTTTTTGTTATACAAATCCAACGCACGATGTGCAGCAAGTTCTTCGTCGATGTCGATTTGATTCAGCTGATCATATGCAACTCCTAGTTGATCAACTTCTTCGTTGTGTTTGGTAATCCACAACGACTGTCTGCGTTTTAGTGCAGCAATTTGTTCTTCGATGCGACGATTGGCATCAGTTACTGCTCGTATACGAAGCTCTTCAGTTTGTATACTTTCTTTTGTGCCTCTGGATCTTTCTTTTAAAGCATCAGCTTTGTCAGACAGCAGTGTGATACCCAGCAACTGCTCGATAATGGTTCGTTGTTCGTTGGCCTTCAAACTCAAAAACGGAGCAGTATATGTGTTGAGAGCCACAATGTGTTGAAACATGTCGTGGCTCATGCATATCAATTTTTCAATTTCAGCTTGCGTTTCCCTTGAATCGCCTTGACTTTCGTCTGTAACCTGCTGTTCAACATCGGCCACATAGAATTTCATAATGTTGGGTTTGCGACCACGCTCAATACGATAATCTATGCCATCTTTTTCAAAGTCAACAGTGACCAACATGGCTTTGCCGTTGGTGCGGTTGATCAGGTTATCTTTTTTGATATTGGTCAATGCATGCCCGTATAGCGCATAGCTGACAATATTCAACAGTGCGCTTTTGCCTGTACCGTTTCGGGCGCCTGAATCGTCACCACCTAGATCTAAATTTTCTCCTAGGATCAGCGTTAGATCGCTGCGATCCAAGTTTACACTTTGTGTGACGTTGCCAATTGATAAAAAGTTTTTTGCAGTTACGGATTTTATTTTGATCATTAAAGGTTCTGATAAATTTCAAGCAATAGCTTTGTATTATAGTGTTCGCTGGTGATGTTGGTCAATTGGCCTGATACAATTTGATCCACGCTTTGAAACGCAATGTTGCCTTTTGCAACCATGGTATCCAATTCAGCAGTGTGCTGCGGTATCAGTTTTATTTCTCTAAGTTTATGGCTTTCCATAAACGTATCCTTGATAAAACTGGCTTCTTCGTAGCTGATATCAATATCAAGATTGATCCTGGTATGCATGTTTGTGGTCAGCAAAGCATCGGGATTGTCTAGCACAGTACTCAAGTTGTAAACTCTGTACTTGGGTTGATCGGGCCAAGCATGATACACTGGATCTTGCCCCCAATCAAGGATCATTACTCCGCGATCGTCGTCGCCAGCATCGGCATAGTTGTGCGGAAAGCAGTTGCCGATATAGGTAATATTCTTTTTTGTTTGTCGTTTGTGGAAGTGCCCGGTAAACACATGATCAAAGTTGTTAAAGTCTTCACGTTTGACTTCGCCGTGATCTGGCATTTCAACCATGGCATTCATCATGTATCCCGGCAGCTCAAAGTGCCCAAACATGTATTTGCCTTTGAGCTTGGGTATCTTTTTGTAGTCGTCACCCACCAACCAGGGTGCAATAATTACATCACCTGATTCAAGCCAATCGTTGCATATATGCACATTGGCAAGATGTCGAGCCCATTCAACACTTTGAATGTCTCGTTTGTCTCGATAATAAAGATCGTGATTGCCGGGAATAAAAAATACCTGACTAAAATTTTCGTTAAGATGTTCCAGTGCCTTCAAACTGTAATTCAAAGTTACGATATTGATCGAAGCACGGTTATTGTGCCAATCGCCGAGAAACATTGCAGTTTCGCATCCTTCGGACTTGGCTTTGGCAGTGGCCCATTTGACAAAATTCAAACAATCTTCATTGTGTAATGCACTGTTTGATTTGAGTCCAAAATGTATATCTGTAAACACTGCGGCTTTTTTAAATAAATTACTCATTGGATAGTCCTATACTGATCATAGTTTAACATAATACCAATGAGTAATTCAACAGCAGTTTTGTCGAACTGTTAATCGTGATCTCCATCACCACCCACATAACCACCACCGCTGCTCATTCCTTGACGAGTGTAGCTGGGATTGAAGTTGTTCATTTCTAAAATATCGTCACGCAGGTTTTGATTGCGCTTTTCGATATTCAAGACACGAGTAAAGCTATTAGTGATAGCGGCAGTATAATACGCAAAAGGGTTCTGCGATTTGGACTCGTCAAATTGCAGTCCGATTTGGCTGAGTTGCAGCAGGGCTTGGCTTCGCATTTCGTCATTGTAGGTGTATCCTCTCCAGTTGCTTCTTGTGGCATAACGCTCACACAGTTTCATAAACATCAGTGCCAGCTTTTTGGTCATTGATCCGTGGTCTCTCGACCATTCACCAGTTTCTAAGTCACCTTTCCAGTGACTTTTGCCAACACAATAAGGTTGGTTGGTGTCTTGCAGTTTGAAATGTTGGAACGGAGGAAAGTTGCATTTTACATACTTTATAGTAGACACTGGCGCTTTTACTATTTCAATGTCGTCGTCATCGTATTCTGTATGTGCAGCTTCGTCTTCTGCTGCTTCTGCCAGTGCATCTGCTGCTTTTTTGGTTGCTACATCGTTAACCGGCACATGATCCCAAGTCATTACTCTAAAAACCACATCGGTTGCAAGAATACTTTCTACAGGAATAGCAAATTCGTCTAGTTTTCGTTTTTCTCCTCCGGCTGTGGCAGTTTCAAGCGCCAATCGAGCAAGTCTGTCGGCTCTGTTTTCTCTAGCTTGATCAATGGTCTCTTGGGTTATTTGATCCATTTTGTGTATGATAATATCGTAATCGCTGCACTCAGGATCTGCATACGAACAATATGTGTTTTTACTGCGATGTATCTCCTTGAGGATGTCTTTGTTGTTTAGATAATTGTGTTTAATTTTGATCTCCTTGGCAGAGTCTCTGCTGAACTAATGTAACATATTTGTTTTAATATTGCAACCAGGTCTATTAAAACTACATATTTTGATTTCTATAAATATAACATAAGGGGAATACTATGTCCTGGTTCAAAGAAATTACCAATAAGGCAGTGGGTCGAGCAGTTGGCCTTGGCGTTAAAACAGCTACCAATGCCATCAGTTACATTGCCAATCCAGCGCTGGCTCGATTAGAATCTGCAGGTTTAAGATTGGGCGGATCGCGGCTGGGTTCTACTAATATAGGATCGGAGGACGTTAATTTTAGTGGATCCCCGGGCGCCGGCCGAGACTGGCGTGTAAAAATCAGTTGCCCGGTGTTGGGCTTTGCTGGAGTAATGTCTCCCTTGGGTACAGTGGGTGGGGTTATATTTCCACACACTCCTCAGATTAGTGTCACACACCAGGCCAACTACTCAGCACAACGCTACACCCATAGCAATTATCCGCACTATTCCTACGAAAACAGTGAAGTGCAAAATATACAAATCACAGCAGAAATGACTGTTCAAACAGCTGACGAAGCAGCATATGTACTAGGATGTATTTATTTCTTTAGAGCGTCTACAAAGATGTTTTTTGCCAACAGTTCTAATGCTGGCAATCCTCCACCATTGGTTTACCTGGACGGGTATGGAGATCATTATTTTCCGCACGTGCCTTGTGTGGTCACACAATTCAATCACACCATGCCTGCAGATGTTGATTATGTAAGTTCAGGTGCCACTCGTGTTCCTACAATAAGTCAGTTCAGTATTCAGTTACAACCAGTTTACAGCAAGCGGAACATTGCTGACAACTTTAGTTTGGACGGATTTGCTGCTGGTGAGCTTACAGACAGAGGATTCCTATAATGGCTGCAGAATACAACAAATTTAGTCCGTATTACACTACTAAAACATTTGGTGGGTTCCTGGATGTACTAGAACAAAGACCAATACCAAAAAATCCATTGGATGTACAATA